GAACAGAGACAACCATAGATCCTTGCCTAAATGGTGAGAGAAAACAAAACTGAGGGGACAGTGCATTACCTTGACATCATATCTCTGCTTCTGTAAAGGGACTTTACATCCACTAAAAGTAGAAAACCCTTATGTCAGAGTAGTCAGGAACCTCGTTTGTTTTCCCATACTGCTATTATACTCGATCAAGGAAGGGTGACAACGTAGCTTGTGACACTTCTTTACCTGTCACATCCAACTCTTCCATTATGATTTGCTTCGGTAGCATATTATAACAGTAGTAACTACTGCTGAATGTGATCTTGTTGTTAGGTCTACCATCTGGACTATTAAACTTCATCCTCTTATCAAACATAAGCAGTTGTAAGTCTTTATCCTTGAATAGTTTCATAGGTGCAGAATCATTCAACCAAGTGTTAGTCATTATTAATGCAAATGGTTTATTAAATGATAATGCTCTCTCAAAGTATTTTCTCTTATTGGTAAATGGTGGGTTTGATATTATCATATCCCACTCTATCATTGGTTCCCATTGAAAGAAATCTTCCTTGTAACTAAGGTGAGAATATATTACATTATGTTCCTTACTAATTTGCTTTACAAACTCGCTCTTATCAGTATCAAATGGACACCAAACAGTAGATCCCTCTGGAATATACTTTAGGATAGGTTTTACAGCGTATGCTGGTGTATAACATTCATCATTCTTACCTGATGAATACATCAACTTTCCACTATCTAATTCTTTCACCATTCTTCTTAATCTGTTTTGTGGATATTGTAACACCGATTCTAGGATCTTTGGAGTTACCTTTCTTTTTGTTAGGATACTGTTTCTTAATCTTAGGTAAGAGAATATCCAATACTTTGTTACTCTCTAACTTCCATACTTCTACTATCTCACCATTACTAAAACGTGCATAATAATGATGTGGATACTTACCTATCTTTTCCTCTTTGATATACTGCTCTTGCTCTTCCCAAGTATCCTGAACACTAATACCATTATATGTGGCATTAATCTTATCACATATTGTAGATTTGTATTCTACTGGTATTCTTTCACCATCAACCACTTCATAAGCATCTGCACCAGAATAAGTGGTTGCTACCTTATGCCCTAGAGCATTTGCCATATAAATCTCTCTTGATCTAGCATACGAAAAAGGATCACCCCAACCATTCTCTTGGCATAGGCAATACATTCTCTCATAAAGTTCTTGAAATTCCTGTTCGGGATTCATAGAGATGATTCAACTAAACATAGTATAACCCACCCCACAGTAAATGTGAGATGGGTTGTGCAAGTTATTAAACTGTCCTAGTCGTCATACACTCTACATTCAAATGAGTCAGGATGATTATCGCAATATACTTCTAACTGCTTATCGTTATGTCTTTCGTGCCAATCATTTATTTTAGCACCACCTTCATTAGGTTCATTTTCATCGTGATCGTGGAAAGCGTCATTGTGCATTTCTAAATCTTTTTCACTATACTCTAACATTCCGTGATTAATGTGTTCTTTATGATCTTTAGGATCAATATAAACCTCGTGAGTTAAGTCGTGATTTGGGATTTTAGTTGTCATAATTAAAATTAATCTTACTGTAGTATTTATTCCTAAGATACAGTTTGTAGTTCTCTAAGTGCTTCCATCCTGACAAATTGCTCATCTCTATTATAATAAAGTGTATAATTGTCAGTTATTAGATAATAACCATCAATCTCTTTTCCATTATCAGTGTAACCATATCCCCTCACACGTTCATTTATACCATCAATGCGGAGTTTCTTATCGCCATTTCTGACGTAGGATTCGTACTTCTGGTCTAAATTAATCATTGCTCTGAGGAATATTGTGTTGATATTATAACATAGTTATATGTTTTATCTATAAACTTTATAATGTCTTTAGAGTCTCGCAATACTATTTAACTATCTTCCTCATTCTCGTGAAGATGAGGAGAATCTAATTTAAAATCATCAGATTTCCAGAAATCTTGCCAGTCTCTAATAGATTTAGTGACATCCTCAAACTTAATAAGATTATCCGTATATTTAATACGAGATCTTGTATTTAATAGGTCGAGAACTTCTTGACAATCTCTTGTACATTTACTATGATAGTTGACCTTCCGTTGAATTGTGTTTACGATAGTATCATAAACTTCTTCAGGAGTTGCTTCTGATTCAAGAGCATCTTCAATCCATTCTTGAAGATTATGTAGAGAGTAATTCTCACTAGGCATTGGAGTCTAACCTTACTGCTTCCTCTATAATACACTGAAGTTCTTTAGAAGTCAACCCATTTAACCATTTCCACTCAGGATCTTCCTTATCCCACTCTGCTGTATAAGAACCATCACGATTCTGAGTTATCTTGAAGGAGTCTTTCTTCATCTTTTATTCGTTTCCTAACCTGTTTAGCATAATAAATCTCTTTTTCTGTGTACCATTCAGGGTGTTTCTTTGCTCGTTTTAGTAGTTTCTTTGCTGCTTTCTTGTCCTTCATAGATGAGATGATAGTCGGGTTCCTTTATGTCTAATTGAGTATTTATACTCTTTACTCTATCATCTAATTCACCTATTCTCCTAAGAACGTGAATCATTTCACTTTGTAGTCTCTCAATTCTCTGCTGATCTGCTTCAAATTGTGATCTAAGATATGATAACTCATCAATATTAACTTCTTTCTCTGCCCACATTGGTTCAGTTATCTCTCTATCCCTGTATGGATACAGTTGATCCTCAAGTTCTGCAACAAACCACCATACTACTTCCCGAACACCAAATAGAAATTTACGCATTTTCCTTTATCCTCTTCCATTCATTATACATCTCACCATATATCATTCCCTCGTGAGATTTGATGTCCCTACCTTCAAGAAGTTCTATCTGTTGTTTAGACAGTTTACTTCTTGCAGTAGCAAGATATTGAGATTCCCACTTAGGTATCTCTTTCACCCAATCCTTAACCATTTCTCTTATTGTGAGTTATATCATACTCTATCACAATCTTCTTGCTTTGTCTACCTGTACTATCAAATGTAGTCTTGTATTCAATAGTTCCTTTTAATTGCTCAACAATGAAATTGAGACTATTCATTAACTCTTGATCTTTCATGGAATTGTTTTCTCAAAAAATACGTCACCGTTATCACCAAACATTACAACTTTCCAGTGTTCACCTTTTCTCTGATATACTTCCTTAGATGTTTCTGCACCATCTTTAGTTGCAACCACCCAAGTTCTTTCATACCAATCCTCTTTCACATTGAAATGAAATCCTTTCTCTTGTAGTTTGAAGATGATAGAATCTATATTCTCAACTTCATCAATCTTTTGTGTTATTACTTCGGGTTCAGGATGTCTCCACCACTCAGTAACACTTAAGTTAATAAATCTCTTAAACCAATCCACTATTGAAATCTCCGTTCATAAAAAATGATAGCACATCCAAGTGCTATTCCTATAAACAGTAAATCTAGTATTGGTGTTGTTGAGAGATTCATATTATACATTTGGATATTAACATTATAAAACCCCTGACAGAATGTGTCAAGGGTTAGTGAATTACTTTTAACTTACCTTAAGGTGGATGTTGGAATTTGTTCATTTGCTTGTGTAATAAACGTCAGTTTTTACTAAACTAAAACCTCCTTACATATACGTTTACAAACATGTTGATCGTCTTCACAGTCAATTAGACACTCGTAGTATTCTGTGATTAAATCATCTTGTGAATCTTCATATTCTTCGTGCTTAGATCCAGCGAGTTGATTAAATGAAATTAAGTTGTGCATAATTGTCTCCAAATAATAGTTACAATAACAAAGAGTTTTGGTGCATCTTTGTTCCTCAATTCTATACTATTATTTAGAAAAATATATCCGTATTTGCTGATATAATTTACAAAAAGAAATGCCTATGTAATAATACTTACACCCAATAAAGAATCTCTTATTTCTCTTGCAGAGACATTATGATCGCATAGTTTATTCATCCAAATTCTTTCATCCAGTGTAACTTCAACACCATCATCTGTAATCATACGACAACAAATATCAGTTAGTTCCAATCTGTATTTTGTACTTAACATTTTCAATAGCTCTGGGTAATAGACAATACTCTTGTCTTTGGATACGTTTAGTTAATATTTCAAGGTCATCACCATCATAGATAGGGACTTTCCTCTGTTCTATTATCTCTCCACC